AGAAAGCAGCGGTGTCTTTTTGAAGTGTAAAAAATGCGGGAAAGAAGTAGAAATAAAGATTAATGAAGGAAGACAGGTGATGCATTAGAGAGCCATGAGCCGTGCAGTTGTCCGAAAGGAGATAACGTATGGGGTACGATGGCGATTTAAAATTTAATACAAAGATAGACGAGGCGGGTTTTAATGCCGGTATAAGCAAGCTGGGCGGAATCGCAAAAAAGGGCCTTGCCGTAACGGCTGGAGCGATTGCGGGTGTAACCGCTGCCTTCGGTGTTATGACAAAACAATCTCTGGATTCTGTTTCCAGCCTTGAGCAAAACATCGGTGGGGTGGAAACTCTTTTTAAAGACAGTGCAAAAACAGTTATCAAGAATGCAAATAATGCATTCAAGACGGCAGGTATGAGCGCAAATGAATATATGAAAAATGTAACAAGTTTCTCTGCTTCATTGTTGCAAAGCACATCAGGAAATACTCAGAAAGCCGCAAAAGTCGCAGATATGGCTATGATTGAC